CAGGTGCGTGGATTGTTGTGTAACAGTTGCAACTTAGGTTTAGGTCAGTTCAAAGATTCTGTTGTGTTCTTATCGTATGCGATTGAATACTTGGAGCGTTACGATGGTATTGCCTAGACCGTGTGCAGGATGTGGTCGAGTAGTCCGAGCAAGTAGATGTTTAGAGTGTCAGCGCATCAAGGACAGGCAACGACCTACTCGCAGTCAGCGTGGCTATGACTACCAATGGAACAAGCTAAGTAAGAAGTTAAGAGAGCAGCAACCTTATTGTTCTATCCCAGGTTGCACCAATAAAGATTTAACTGTTGATCACATAATCCCATTGAGCGAGTAACAAGTGCGTGGGCTAAGGCCTCATCTATTTCTTCTATTGTCCCGGTATCCGTACCCTGACTCCATACATGAATAAAGACCAAACCGATTGGCTG